TATAAGTTCGGTTAAAGTGTCCTTGTAAACTTCGGTCTTAATTCTTCTCTCCAACTCTCTGTTAATTGATGCGTAAGCCCTAGCAACTTCGTTTCCAAAAGCAGCTTCATCCGATAAATTTTTAATCGTTGTGCCATACTTAGAATTAATTTGATCGATTAAATCCGCCCTTTCTTGGCTTCCAGAATTAGTCCTCTTTAACTGTTGGAATAATGTCTCCATTTCCGCTTTTTCTTCGATAATTTGCTTATTAGCTTCTTCAGTTGCTTTAGCTAATGCCGAAGTACTTTCTGCTGATTCAAACAAACTAGATGCAAACTCGTATATGTAAGGTATTGCAGTGACAAAAAAAGATAAAAAAGCCGCAAAAGGTATTTTTCTAATAGCATCACCAATTCCACGTATACCCGCAGCCGATAGTCTAAATCCTTTTATCGCAGCTATCGCAGCTTTACCCGCATTTATTAATGAAGGGATTAAACCAACGGAAACAGATTGACCGGTCGCATCAACTTCTTTTCTAAATAGCATCATCCCTAGTTTATAAGTCACGAACGCCTTTACTCCGGTTAAAACAACGCTTATAATAGTGCCTAAATTATCGGCTAAAAATCCAATTACATTTTTCAATCCTTCCGCCGCTCCTGTACCTTGAGTAAATTCAATAACTAATTTATCCCATTCTTTTTGTAATTTTTCCAGCCCCGCATTTAGCGTATTATTTTTTATATTGAACTCATCAGTAACAGATGTGTTTTCTTCAAATGCTGTGTTGGCTAAATCTTGCAACCTCGTTAACTCTTCCGTGTTTTGAGATAAAACACCAACTATACTAGCCGCTCTCGCCGAATCGACACCAAAATCCCCAAGCGTTTCAACTAATCCAATTAACCCCGTTTCGCTTGACTCAGCTCCTTGAGCTACCGCCTTTAACGCTTCGATAGGTGAGTTTGCTACTAATTCTTTAAATGATTCAGCCGTCATACCTGCTACTTGTGCGTAGTGTTCTTGGTCAGCGGCAATTTCAGGTAATAGTTTTTGTAATACAGTTGAAGCGACCTCTATACTTTGCCCCGTAGAATCAAACAAAGCACCCAACGCCCCTATATCTTGCGCACTGATTCCTGCAACAGAAGCAAGACCCGTCATTCTATTTGTAAAGTCCAAAATTTCGCTCGCACCCGCTTTTGAATTAGCTGCCAACTCGTTTATAACGCTACCAACTCTTTCAATTCCCCCCGCAATTCCAAACTCTTCTTCTAAGCCAAATGCACTTGATATTTTACCCAGCTCTGTTGCTATTTCATCCGCAGTACCTGATAAATCGTCACCTAAAGCAACAAAGACCTTATCCGCAGATGTTGCAAAATCGATAATGTTTTGTACACCCGTTATGCCTAATCGACCCGCAGCACTTGCTAATTCTTGCAAAGCCGTGACACTCGTTCTAGTATCAATTTTAAGCAATTCAAGAGATAAATCTTTAGCCGCTGATATTGTTAACCCCGTAGTTTTAGCTATATCAGCTAACTTTTCATCAAAGTCACCCAAAACAGAAAACGAACTTCTTAATAATTGAAAAACTCCAAAACTCAAGCCTAAAGCGCCCATAAATTTAGTGAGCTTTCCAATAGCTTGTGAGTATTGCCCCACTCTATGTTGGTGCATACCTAATGATTCATTCGCACGATCTCGAACCCCGTTAAGTGCTAATATCTCCATTCGTAATTGCCTACTTTGCTCCGTCTCCCTGCCCTCTTGAGCTATTAAATCTCTATATCGATCGGCTAATTGCTTTATTTTAATGTTCAATTTTTCGAATGCCCCGACCTGATTAGAAGTCAATAAAGCCTGAGTTCGCGCTTCTTTATTTCTTCTTTGCTCCTCAACTCTTAAACTTGCCAACTCAGAACGCTGTTTTTCCGTTACTTTATTTAATTTCTCTCTAGCTCTAGTAATCGATAGCTCCATTTTTTGCTGTTCGTCCAGAGCTTTTTTTGCTCTATTCCTAGCAGCGTTTAACGCATTTATATCTTTGGCAGTAGTACCCAATGACCCCGCAAGTTGGGCCATTAACTTTATCTCTTTTTTTAATACCTCGTTTATTTCGGTAGCTTTTCTTAACGCTTCATCACCTGACTTTATGAAATTTTCATAAATATCCTTTTGATACAACTTATCTTGGTCAACTCTATTGCTCATGTTTAACTTGTTTTGGCTTGTTTTGTTCCTGTACTATTTTTACAATTCTTGCGTACTCGCCTAGGCTTATTTCTTTCGTGTTTATCGCCATCCCGTACGCTTGCTGATAAATCATTCGACTTTCAATCATATCTTGCTTGACGCCAGACTTTGTAAGTGCTTCAATTTGATTGTCATAAAATGTTACCCAATTTATTTGAGATGGATCACCGTCAATAAGTTGAACCATTGCTTCGAGTTGTAAATTTATTAAAGTGGAGAACTCTTCAATCTTATCACTATCATCATTGATTTCCCTATATTGATCGTGCAGTTTGAAATAATTACTTTGGGCTTCGGTTTTGTCAATTATTAGCTTTTCATCATATAATTCACAAAGCCATTGAAAGTTATTAGTCTTGTGGAATTTTTCCCAATTGAATAGAGGTAAGTCGTCTATATCTGTATAAAAGACGATTGATTTTAGTTTACTTTTTTTATGAAATAGACCCATTTAACAAATAGTTTAAAAGCATTTTTTGCCATATTGGTAATACTTTTTCAGTTAATAACTCGATACTATCAGCTGATAATCCGTATATATCACGCCCAAATGATCCTTCTAAATCATTAGGATCATTCGCGTCAATTACAAAACCTTTCCCGTCTACCTTTGAAACCTTAAAAGACCGTTGGAATTTCCCCGTATCGTAAAGATCTACACTCGACCTTCCGCTCTTTGGTCGTCCTTTTGCTGCACTTATCTCAATCGTAACAGGGGAATAGTCACCGCCAACGCTTGACAATTGCACCCCGTTCGAATTGATAAATTCGTACCGCAATTGATCCGTGTTCAAATTAACGATAAATTTCTTTACTTCCGATTGGTTATAAATTTTCACAAAAAACTTTTCCGCCTTCAATTTCTGAACACGTTTTAGTTGCTTTATTATTTCGTTTTCTTCTATCATTTATCAAAAAAGCCCTAGCAAAAAATTCACTAGGGCTTTGTTTTATTGGTACTTTTTACGAAGTCGATCAAACTCCTTCATTGCGCTTGGTAAATCTGTCCTAGCTAGTTTTCCTTTATAAATGCTGCCTAGGTGTTCGCCACTTTTAACGCTTGAGAAGTTAATATTGATCTCGCCAAATTCGAAAACTAACCCGGATGGAATGGATGGTTTACCGGGTGTCTTCTTTGGTTGTAACTTCTTCAACTCTTTATCGCTCATTAGCCTAATGTAACGTCAAAAGCAGCCATAGAGTAACCATCTTTACTCAATGAAACTTCGATAACATCAGCAACCGTTTGCGCCACCGCCAAAGTAATTACGTACTTGTCTTGGATAATTGCATCAGGAACTAATGAAGTAACTGCGACACTTGCACTCGTTGTTTTGTTGTAAACAGTAGCTGGTGTCGCTCCGTCGTTAAATGACAGATCAGCAACTAATAGCCCGATAACAGGGTCTTTTGATCCATAACCCGAATTAATGAAGTTAAACGTGCCTGTAATAGTTGTTTGAGCTGCGTTTAAAATTTCAGCAAACATAACTTCTCTTGGTGCGCGTCCAAACCATTTCAAAGCTGAATAGGTAATACTACATGCATCAATATAATCAAGACAACCCTCTGAAACATATTCAGCGTATTGAATACCGACACCGATCTTTTGAGTAGCGGCATCAGTTGACTCCATAAGTTGAGCCGACATTGTGCTATCCTCTAAATCAATAGGAAGTAACCCTCCACTTCCGTCTTTCAATCCAATAACGTTACCGAAATTCGTTACCCAGAATACACCCATTCCGCCCAAACAATCAAAAGTTGTTTTGTAAGCAGATTTCAAAAAAGGCGCAGAAGAATTCCCAGCGTGGACATAAGTAATTCGTCCTTTTGTTTCCGACCCCGTATTGTAATTGATACCGTCTAGTGTCTCGGTGTCGTTAACCGTTTCCGCAAAAGCAAGGTTGACCATTTTTCCGAAAATATACCATCTGTCTAATTTATTCGGCTCGTTTAATTTCCCATCAATATAGGCTTGAGTCAAACTTGTTCCCGCAGGAATTACATTTGGTGTTCCGTCGCTTCCAACTAAGGGTACGAAAATTGGGTAAATGGCTTTACCCGTTAATTTGTTGTTGCTTGGCATTCCAGCCGCAATCGGCAATCCTGTGCAGCAAGCAGTTGCGCATCCGCTCATAATAATTTATTTTAATTTGCTGCACCCGTCTTAACCTCCGAATGCAATAAGGTATTTTATTTCAAAATTAGTAAAATTTTTTAAAAGTAATTGAATAATTTTACTATAAATAAAATATTTTAGTAAATTCTAATAAATTATTATGATTATTTCTTATCTTCGTAAGATGAAACAATCAATTCTTAGCGTATCTTTCTTTGTATTATTGCTCGCTCTTCTCGTTTGGTCAATTATTGGCGGATGGTTTATCAATCTTATAATTGTATACCTAGTGATAGCTAATATTGGACAAATTATTGTTAATAAGCAAGTTAATAAAGAAATTGAGTTTTTGAAGATTCTTTTTTCATCTAACGCAAAAAAATAGTCATGGCAGCACCTAAAGGTAATCAGTTTTGGAAATTAGCAGACCCCGAATGTATAGGTAAGCCTAGAAATTTCGAGAGCCCTTCTTACCTCTGGGAGAAAGCAAAAGAGTATTTTAAAGAGTGTGATGAAAACCCATTTGAAAGAAACGAAACAACAACGACAGATAAAGGAACTTACTACAAAATGTATAGCCATAAGATACCATATACTTGGGAAGGTTTGTATGTTTTTTTAGGTGTTTGCAACATTGATAGGTACAAAGATATAAAAGAGTTTGTTGGTATCATTACGCATATTGGCAACGTTATCCGTAATCAAAAGTTCTCAGGAGCAGCGGCAGGGATATTCAATTCTAATATAATAGCACGTGATTTAGGACTAAGGGATGCAACTGACATAGCTACTAATGGCAAAGATTTGAGCGGAGAATTTACAGTAAATATTGTCAAGCCTAAAGGCGAATAATTACATCTTCTTAATCAAATCAATACTTTGCCAATATCCAGCCCCGTATCTAATAGGGTCAATAGTGTGGTTGTTAGAATCTTCGGGTTTATCAGTAATCACACCATATCGATCAGCTTCGAATGAATAGTCTTCCTGCTCTTGTTCAATGTTCAGACTATCCTCTGTAAAATACACACGTAAATTTTGAAGAATATCAATACCGTCCATAATTGATCCTTTACCCTTTGCGGCTGGCTCGGCTAAATAACCTTTCCGCCTTAACATTGCTATTTTTACAATCCGATTATTGTCGCAAAT